GACCTGTCAAAGTTAACAGAATTAAGGAACGCAGCAGCACACTACGGTGAGCCAGATGGAGAGGCTGTATTTTTTGCGGGACTAAGTAGAATCTCAGATGAAGAGTATTCAGAACAAAAGCAAAGAATGTCAGAGGGATTAATTCCAAACCTAAATGATCTTGGCGCAGTACATGCAGCGCAGCAAACAATAAAGAAGTACGGGGCAGACGACTAATGGAAGAAAATGAATATATTATAGGTGCAAGGGTTGACGATTTAGTTAATCCACTAGATCAGTTTAAGGCAGATGATCCATTTAATAAGGCATGGTCTGAACTAAAGTCCTACAATGGTTTGGATAATAATTTTAGAAGAAGAACTACACGGCTTGTAGAAAAAGCAGACAGAAATAATCCAACACAAGGTTATCTTGATAGTGCAAGAGCAGAGCAGTCAGGTATTGATGGAGCAAAGTCAAAAGAGATTAATCCTGGCACGGTATATAGAAATGGTTACGGACTATTTGATGTAATTACTCCACCATGGAATGTTTATGAACTTGCAAATTATTATGATACATCATTTGCTAACCATGCTGCCATTGATGCAAAAGTAGAAAACATTGTGGGTTTGGGATATGATTTTGAAGTTTCTCCAGCAACAATGCTTAGACTTGAATCAAATCAAGATAAAGAGCAGGTAGCAAGAGCAAGAAATAGAATTGAAAGAGCAAAGATCGAAATGCATGGTTGGTTAGAATCATTAAATGACGATGATTCTTTTACAACAACAATGATGAAAGTTTATACAGATGTACAGGCTGTAGGTAATGGATATCTAGAAGTCGGTAGAACTATTCGTGGTGAAATAGGATATATCGGACACATACCAGCAACCACTATGCGTGTTCGCAGACTACGTGATGGATTTGTTCAGATTATAGGACAGAAAGTTGTTTACTTTAGAAATTTTGGTGCGAAGAACGCTAATCCCGTTACTTCAGATCCAAGACCTAACGAAATCATACACTTTAAACAGTATTCGCCTTTAAATACTTTTTATGGTGTACCTGATATCATGTCGGCAATAAACTCGCTCCATGGAGACCAGTTAGCGTCACAATATAACATCGACTACTTTAGCAATAAGGCTGTCCCTCGTTATGTTGTGACACTAAAGGGTGCAAGGCTTTCTGCAGAAGCAGAAGATAAAATGTTTAGATTCCTTCAGACAAGTTTGAAAGGGCAGTCTCACAGAACACTATACATACCACTTCCTGGAGATAGCGACACTAATAAAGTAGAGTTTACAATGCAGCCCATTGAAAACGGTGTTCAAGAAGGTTCTTTTGAAAGATATCGTAATCAAAATCGTGATGATATTTTAGTAGCACACCAAGTGCCATTATCTAAAATTGGTGGAGGGGACTCGGGATCTATAGCAGCAGCACTTGCTCAAGATCGCACATTTAAGGAGCAGGTTGCCAGACCAGCACAAAGAGAACTAGAAAAAACATTAAATAAGATTGTTAGAGAAAAGACTGACATTCTTGTTTTAAAGTTTAACGAACTAACTCTTACAGATGAAATAGCACAATCTCAAATTCTAGAAAGATACGTAAAGACTCAAGTTATGCTTCCAAATGAAGCAAGATCAGCGCTTGGTCTTCCACAAAGGGAAGGAGGGGATGAGCCATTCCAGCCTAAGCCAGAAATGCAAAATAATGAAGCAGATAGGGCGAGGGACGGAGAAAGAACTAACAATCAGTCCGATGGGTCTGCCACAATTAGTGGAAGAAATCCAAAAGGCGAGGGTAGATCTTCACAATAGTTTTCCACAAGTTTATTCACAGTTTATTAACATTTGTGTAAAAAAGGCTCTATAATATATTCTAGTATGACTATATCCAAAGCCCATTGGGACACCACTGGCGACTCAGTAAGACTTTCCCTTCCATTTGCGAAGGTTGATAAGGAGAGACGTATCGTCTCAGGTTTTGCCTCACTCGATAACCTTGATAAGCAAGGCGACATAGTTACATCAGAGGCATCAATGAAAGCATTTTCAAAGTTTCGTGGAAACATTCGTGAAATGCACCAACCACTAGCAGTTGGTAAAATGGTTAACTTTAAAGAAGATAGATATTTTGATCCAGAATCTAAAAAGTTTTATTCTGGAGTTTTTGTATCAGCATATGTTTCTAAGGGCGCACAAGATACATGGGAAAAAGTTTTGGACGGTACACTAACAGGATTTTCAATAGGTGGAAGAATGAATAAGTGGGATGATGGTTATGATGAGAAGTCAGACTCAACAATTAGAATTATTAAAGATTATGATTTAGTAGAGTTGAGTCTTGTAGACTCACCAGCAAATCAATTTGCAAATATTATGTCAGTTGAAAAAGTTGATGGAGTAGAAATTGTTAAGGGTGCAGACGTTGCACTCGAAAATGTTTTTTATGATGAAGAATCTGGAATAGTAATGGTTTCAGATCAAGAAGCAGTAAAAAGCCCAATTACTGGAAATGAAATGAAGAATATAGGTTTCGTTGAAAAAGAAGACAACGAAAAAATGGATATAGTAAAATTCTTAGTAGATAGTGCTAAAGGCATTGATGCTAAGATTTCAAAGGAGGAAAATCCTATGGCAAAAACAAAGAAGGTTGCTGAAGAAGTAACCGAAATTGAAAAGTCAGAAGAGATCGCTCCAGAGGCAGTTGCTGAAACTCCAGTAGTTGAAACTGAAAAAGCAGATGAAGTTGTTGTAGAAACAACAGAAGTTGCTGAAACAGAAAAGGCTGCAGCATCATCCTCATCATCAAAGGAAGAAGAAGATTCTTCAGAAGATGAAATGGAAGATGAAGAAGAGATGAAGGCAAAGAAGAAATCAGATGATGTTATTGTTGAATCAATAGCAGAATTAAAGAATACAATCACATCAGCCTTTAGCGATTTAACTGAAACCGTCAAGTCTTTGCAGGCAGAAGTAGAAGTACTAAAGTCTTCAAAGGTTGACACAAATGCAGTAAAAGATTCACTTGATGCAGTCGCCAAAGACATTGCTGCAACAATTGAACAAGTTAATAAGTTTGGTAAGCGAGTAGACGCAGTAGAAGCAGATACCGCTTTCCGAAAGTCTGGCGATCTAGGCGAGATCGTACAGGAACAACCAGAAATGGTTGAAAAATCCCTATGGGGCGGACGTTTCCTCAAAACAGCCGACTTATTTAATTAAGTAATCACTTAGGAGGTGACAATATGTCGGAAGAGATTAAGAAAAACCAGCCAGGAGAATCTGGCGAACTAGGCGGAACAGCCCCTGGTCTTTATCAAGGTCAAGGTGCATTCGCTTCAGGTGGTATTGGTGGTGTAACAGATCCAGGTGCAGATACACTTGGAAACATCCCTAATGCTAACTTTGGTGTTACCACTGGTCCAAATGCCGTTAATCCTTCGGGTGATGCTGCAAGCGGAATCCTACGCCCTGAACAGGCACGTCGTTTTATTGACTACGTTTGGGATGCTACCGTTCTCGCCCAAGATGGTCGTCGTGTGACGATGAGAGCAAACACCATGGAACTAGAGAAGATCAATGTTGGAGAGCGTGTTATTCGTGCTGCTGCTCAAGCAGTCGGTGACTACACCAACACTGGTGCTCAGTTCTCAAAGGTAGAACTTACCACAAAGAAAATCCGTTTGGATTGGGAAGTTTCTGCTGAAGCACTAGAAGACAATGTCGAGGGTGGTGCATTAGAAGATCATCTTGTTCGCTTGATGACCAATGCATTTGCTAACGATATTGAAGATCTAGCAATTAATGGTGATGGTTCAACAGCACCATTCCTTTCAATTATGCCTGGCTTCATCAAGAAGCACAAGGATAATGGAGATTCTCATGAAGCAGCAGTAACTGTTGCTAATGATGCATGGACACCTGCAGTAATGCAGGATATCATTCTCGCTATGCCACGTAAGTATCGTGCACTTAAGAACAATCTTAAGTTCTATGCAGGTACAGATGTATTCCAGGGTATCGTTAAGAATAACGGTACTTTGTCGGATGCTATCGCTGAAGCACTTGGCAAGAATGGTAACACATACGCTAACACCCAGTCTTATTTAGACGGTGCTGGCCAGACATTCGGTGGAGCACGTACAACTCGTGTTCTAGGTATCGATGTCCAAGAAGTTCCTTACTATCCAGATGGATATGTCGATTTGACATTCCCTCAGAACCGTGTTTGGGGCTTCCAGCGTGATATCGTCGTAAACCGTGAATATGTTGCGAAGAAGGATACAATTGAATATACTGTATTCGTTCGCTTCGGTATTCAATGGGAAGAAGAAGACGCTATTGCGTGGGCAGACGCTGCTTCAGATGCATAATCTGTAATCAGTAACCTTTGAGAGGGGGCAGGGGCTAGATCTCCTCCCCCTCTTAATCTTTAGTATTCTGTTATAATAGTTCACATAGGAGGTTAAATAATGGAAGAAAATAATTTAAACAATGAAGCACCAGTAGAAACACCAGTTGTTTCTGAACCAGTTGTAGAGGCTCCTATGCCAGAAGCAAAGGTAGAAGAGACAACACAAGAACCAAGTGCTTGGGAAAAATACAAGATTTCAGCAGCACAAGAGTCTCAGGATGCTGGAACAATCACAACAGCAGATTTGGGCAGAGGATCTGGAACAGTTAATGCTGTAGGCCAGGTTGCAAACGGTGTAATTGGTGTAACACAAGTAGAGCGCAAGGTTGAACAACCATCTACTATCGCAAAGAAGTCAAACAAGACAGTTGCTATTCATTCTACAAAGAATGTAAGTTGGGGCGGAGTTGGCAAGGTATATCGTGGATATAACATTGTCACACCAGAACAAGCAGAGCAATGGTTGACTCGTAACCACATTCGTCTCGCTACTCCAGAAGAAGTAGCCAAGGAGTTTGGTCGTTAAATGCAAATTCTGAGAGTCCCGCCATATAATTTAAGTGTAACTTTAAATGTTGGATCTGCATCCACAGAATACGATTACACAATTACCGATATGGCGGACTTCTCAGTTATAGAAGATTCAGTTACTTCTAGCACAGACTCTAAAGCAGTAATATCCCTATCATCAAAATACGATACAGAATATAAAATAGAAATTGATGGAGACGAATACTTTATTGATGTTATTCGTCCATACGTAAACCCAAATGACCACGGAAGTACTGCAAGCGAAGTTGCAGCATATGCATCTAACGAAGAATTAGCCAGAGCAATCATAGACTCTGTATGCGATGTAGAATTTTATTATAAGAAGAAAGTAATCCAGACAACTGGTCAGGGGTTAGACTATTTACCTATTTGGGTAGATGCTAAAAAAGTTTTAAAGGTTTATGAAAACAATGTTTTGCTTTATGATGCAGATGACTTAGAAAATTCTGTTTCTGCATTTGAGATTATTCCAGATGGATCTGCAATTACAATGACATTTAGTGATGCAATAAACAGAGATGAGTCTGCTCGTATTTTATTACCATCATCTCCAACAGACATTACAGAACTTGATTATTCTGCAAGAGGATTTCCAAAGACATGGGATTATACAGTTGTATTAGAAGTAGGATATAACAAAGTTCCAGCAGATATTGTAAAAGCCACAGAGTTGCTTATTCATGATATTGATTGTGGCAAGTTAGATTATTATAAGCGCTATATCGGTGCCTACAATACAGATCAATTTAGAATTCAATTTGACAAGACAGTGTTTGATGGCACTGGTAATTTAATTGTAGACAAGATACTTGATAAATATCGCAAACCGATTGAGTTCGTTGGGGTACTGTAATGGTAATATGCGAAACTCCAGACTTCGCATTTCCTATGCAAGCAGATGTATATCACCCAATAGTTGAACAAGGTGTATACGGAGAAGTTAAAAAGACTTGGATTTTAGATAGAACTATTGCATGTTCTTTTGCAGCAGCAGGAACAGCATTTAAAGAAGAGGTAACTCCAAATATTAATATTACTCAAGATAAAATATTGTTGGGTAGATGCAAAACAGATATCCGCATATCAAGTCTTGAAGCACGTAACTCTATAACAAATGTTATTGTTACAAACATTAAAGATAAAAATTGTAATGATATCTATATCGAAACATCTGGACCCCGTGCAGGAAAATCTACAATATTTGAAATAGCAACACAAGATCCATTTACTGGACCTTTTGGAAATATTGAGTACTATAAACTTATTCTTCGTAGGTCTGAAAATCAGGCGGTAGATGTATGAGAGTAGTAATAAAGTCACAAAAATTTAAAAGGGATATGGATAACATAATGAAATACTCCTTTGGGTTTTTAGATGGAACACAGCAAGGAAAGACAGCAATGTATACTGCACTTGCTCCAGAGATTGCAGAATTAGCATCACAATACATAGATGCAAATGCTAGAATTAGCCCAGAAACATTACATCATATTTATGAGTGGTATCAGACTGGTAGTCCAAAGGCAAGACTATTTGATATTGACTTTTCTGTTAGTAAAATAGGAATAACCTTTACATCCAACTTTAAACAATCAACAACAATAAAAGATGGGTCTAATGTTCCATTTTATAATAAAGCAGAAATAATGGAGCAGGGTGCATCAGTTATAATCAAACCTAAAAGATCAAATGTCCTGGCATTTCAGGTTGATGGAGAAGATGTTTTTACATCAAATCCAGTTATTGTAAATAGGCCAGGCGGAGATACTCAGGGTCAGTTTACAAAAGCAATTAATGAATTTTTTGGTTTATATTTTAAACAATCATTTTTAACAACAAGCGGACTCGGTAGATATTTTAGTAATCCAATGGTTTACAAAAAGAATATAGGATATGGCAAACGCAGTGGAAGGTACGCAGGAATTAAAACTGGATTTCAGTGGGTTGCTAAAGCGGGGGCAATGAGATGACAGATTCCTTATCAGCAAGAAATACTCCAGTACTATGGATTAACCAATACCTAAAAGAAAAGATAGAAGAGTTTAGTAATGGATTATTAATAGTTCCTTTTTTCCCAACAGGGCCATCAACGCTTGATACTTTAACTAACCAGTTTCCAGAAAGTGGGACAATGGCTGTTTGGGATAGAATGTTTAGAATGCGTCGTGGATCATTTCCTCATATAAAATGTGAGCAAGTTTTGTACTATTTTTATGCAAATGGAGAAAGTCCACAACTTAAAATGATTGATATACAGGAATCAGTTTTGAGGTACATGGATCGAGGAGATGAGACTGCCCAAGAAATAAATGCTTGGGCTAAGGGAAAAACATTTGATGGCATGGAGTGTAAGTTTTACTTCCACGATTTTAAAATATATCATTTAGAAGAGGCACGGGATATAGTCGACTTTGGTACAGCCCGAACATATGCGGGGAATAAGATAATTATCGACTACGACTACCATCAAATGCAAGACGTAATAGACTCAGTAAATTCATAAAAAGGCTGTATACTTGTCGATGAGGAAACACGCCTTTTATTTCTAACACAAAAAAGAGGTGAAAAAATATGCCATATACACGTGGTACTAGCAATAATATCATCGTTGGTGCAGCAGCGCTCTTCACACACGAAGCAGGCGTTCTAGCCGAAGGTGATCTTCCAGATTACGAAGTGAATAAGTCTTTTAAGGAATCCCTTACATCAGACTCAGCATTCCGTAACGTTGGTTATACAATGAATGGTTTGGAACTTCAGTTCCAGCCAGATTTCGGTGAAGTTGCAGTAGATCAGGTTCTTGACGTTGCTAAGTTATTTAAGCAAGGTATGCAGGTAAACCTAAATACTACATTCGCAGAATCAACACTAGAAAATCTTCTTTTTGCACTCGCATCTAAGGATGAAAATCTAGGCTCAGTCACAGGAACAGGTCTTGGTGCAGGTTCTGCATCACTAAACCTTTCTGCAGGTGACATCGGAGAATGCCCAGTTGAGCGTGGTCTCGTAGCAGTCGGTCCTGGAACAGGTGACTGTGCCGAGTCTGAATCAATTGAAAGAATCTATGTTGCATACCGTGCACTCTCAATCGAGAATGTAACAGTATCAGCAAAGCGTGATGAAGCAACAATGTTTGAAGTTTCATTCCGTCTCCTTCCAAACGACTCTGGTTCATACGGTAAGATCGTAGATCGTACCATCCCAGCAGTATAATACAACTTAATATCAGAAGGCCCAGTCATATTTGAAAAGGCTGGGCTTTTCTGTTTGATATAATGAAGTAATGGCAACACAGGTATACGAAACAGATAATATTATTTTAATTAATGGCACTAGTGTATTTTTGACACCATTAAAAATAAAATATCTAAGACAATTTATGACTGCTTTTGAGGATGTTAAAAAAGCAAAAGATGATGCAGAAGCAATAACTGCACTAGCACACTGTGCCTTTATAACTATGCAACAATACTATCCATCAATTACAACTATAGAAGAGATGGAAGATTCAATAAATTTACCAAACATTTATAAATTATTATGGATTGCTGCGGGAATTAAGATTAATGAAAAGGCAGAAGAGTCTGTTAAGAAACAGGCTACAGATAGCGGATCTAGTTGGGAAAATCTAGATTTAGTTAAATTAGAGTCTGAACTATTTTTGCTGGGCATATGGAAAGATTATGAAGAATTGGAATCATCATTGTCTATGCCAGAAATATTAACCACTCTAAGTATAAAAAGAGAACTCGATTATGAAAGTAAAAAATTTCTTGCTGCCATGCAAGGCGTAGACTTAGACAAACAGGCAGGCAAAAACAATGCATGGGAAGAAATGAAGGCAAGGGTATTTAGTAAGGGTAAGACTGATAATCCAAACGACATAACAGCCCTACAAGGAGTAAACGCCCAAAGAGCAGGGTTTGGTATTGGTATGGGGCTAGACTACGAAGACCTTACTAAAAAATAAAGTCTGGTATGGTATAATTATTTCACTTACCTTAAGGAGGAATAATGGCAGACAAAACTCAGCCATCAGATATTAAATTAATCGACGGAACAATACTAAAAGCAGTACCGCTAAAAATCTCTCTATTGAGACCTTTTATGACAAGGTTTGCAGATTTAACAAAAGTGGCGGAAGATAATGATAAGTCAATGGACGTTCTACTAGACTGTGTTCAGATTGCGCTTAAGCAATATAAGCCAGAAATTGCTGATGATCGTGAAGCATTGGAAGACAATATCGATCTCCCTACAGTATATAAACTAATCGACGTAGCGTCTGGTGTAAACCTACAAGGCGTTGATACAAACGATATTCTAAATACTGTTGGTAGAAAATAAAGGATAAAGAGGTGCTATGAAAAGTGTCAGATGTTAATGCTCGTATCGGCATAGATTTTGACACTGGTAGTGCGCTTGCTCAACTAAGACGACTTCAAGCAGGATTAAGTAAGTTTCATCAAACTCTTGCTGAAGGTAATCTTGCTGCAGCGCAGGCCCAGAGGGGGCTAAACGCTACCCTAGCACAGAGCATTGCTGCAAATGGTAAATTTGCGGTAAGTCAAAAAGCAGTAGCAACAAGTACATTAGCATTTACAACTGCTTTAGAAAAAAATAAATTAAGCATGAAAGAGTACTTTAGGTACTCTGCTGCTGCTGCTACTGCAAATACAAAAACATTCTCTAGAATGTTTGCTCAAGAGCGAGAGATTATTAATCGTGCTCGTAGAGATAGAGTAAAAGCATTACAGGCACAATACATCCAGATGTCCAAGGCACAGGGTGGATTTGTAGATGCAATGCGTATTATGCCAAGAACTCTAATGATGGCCAACGGTCAGTTCACAGAACTTGGTACAAGAATTCAGTATGCAGCACAAAGACAACAATTTTTAAATCAGTTATTAAAACAAGGATCAACAAACCTACTAAACTTTGGTAAAAATATGCAGTGGGCTGGTCGTCAGTTGATGGTTGGTCTTACCATACCTTTGGGGATGTTGGCTGGATATGCATCTAAAGCATTTCGTGAACTAGAAAAATCAACAATTAAATTTAAACGTGTTTATGGAGATGCCTTTACTAGTGATGCTGAAACTGCTGCTGCCGTACAAAATGTTAGAACAATTGCAAATGAGTATATGAAGTTTGGCGTTGCAGTAACAGATACTATGGAGATGGCAGCAAATGCTGCTGCTGCAGGTTTTCAGGGGGCAGACTTAGATAAACAAATAAGATCTGCAACAAAACTAGCAGTCTTAGGTCAAATTGAACAGCAACAAGCACTAGAGACAACTATTTCATTACAAAATGCTTTCGGTTTGTCTGCAGATGAATTAGCACAAAAGATTAACTTTTTAAACGCAGTAGAAAACCAAACAGTTCTTTCTATTGAAGATTTAACAATTGCAATTCCCAAGGCTGCTCCAGTAGTTAAACAACTAGGTGGAAACGTAGAAGATCTTGCATTCTTCCTTACTGCTATGAAAGAAGGCGGTATCAATGCATCAGAAGGCGCTAACGCATTAAAATCTGGTCTTGCATCTATTATTAATCCAACCAAAAAAACTTCTCAAATGCTTGCAGACATGGGAATCAATATAAAGGGTCTTGTTGAGGCAAATGCTGGAGATTTAAAAGGAACAATTGTTGGATTTTCTAGAGCACTAGATGCTCTTGATCCACTTAACCGTGCCCGTGCTATTGAGCAAATGTTTGGTAAATTCCAATTTGCTCGTCTATCTACCTTATTCCAAAATGTTGCAAAAGATGGAAGTCAAGCATCAAGAGCACTAGACTTGGCTGGAAAGTCTGTAGAAGAATTAGCAATATTATCTGAACGAGAAATGAAAAAAATTGAAGAATCAACTACTTTTAAATTCCAGGCAGCAATGGAAAAATTTAAACAAGATATCATGCCTTTGGGTAAAGCATTTCTAGAAGCCCTAACCCCAGTAGTTCAATTCTTTGGCAAGGTTTTTGAAAAGTTTAATAGTTTTAGCGACGGAACTAAAAAGGTAATTACAGTAGTTACTGCTATTATTGCTGGTATAGGACCGATTGCTCTTATGACATTTGGTTTGATGGCAAACGGTATTGCAAACTTAATTAAGTTATTTGCCACTCTTCGGGGAGGCATTTCTAAACTCAATGGACAGAATAGTATATTGGGTGGAGGCTTTGATTATGTTACTCAACAAGAGTTAGAAAATCAAGCAGCATCACAAGCCTTGCACAATACACATACTAGATTAACTGAAGTCTTTAATGTTGAGAAACTTGCAGTAACACAATTAGCATCTTCTTATGCTCAGTTAAGCACTCAAATGAGAGCAATGGCACAACAAAATCCAGCGCTATTTGCAGGTGGAGCAGCAGGAGCCAAGTCAGCAGTTAAGGGATTACCACCAGTTCCAAAGGTAAAAAAGTTCTCAGACGGTGTGCTTAGTGTTCCAGGACCAAAGGGTGCAGGAGATGTAATACCAGCACTTGTTTCTCCAGAAGAATCAATTATTCCTGTAGACATGTCTAAGAAGTATAGAGGTCTGATTACTGCAATATTTAATGACGATGTTCCAGGTTTTGCGACAGGAAGGCTACCTTGGGGAAATAACCATCCAGTTAGACAAAGTGGACCAATTGATATTAAGGGTCCAAGAAGTTTTAAGGACACACAGTCACAAAGATTAGTTTCAGAACAAATAGCAGACGCAGTAAAGAGCGGAAGATTTGGCAAGATGAAACCGACAGATTTTGGTCAATTGGTTCAGCCATTTTCTGGTCGCAGTTTCCCAATACCAGGTGTTGGCGGGGTATATAAAAAACCAAATGGAGAAATGGTAGTAGTAAAGCCAACGATGGATGAAAAAACCGCATTGGCAGAAGTACGTGCAACTCAGATTGCAAGAAATGTACATGGTTTGATATCTCCAAAGCAAGCCATAAAGACCATGATAGATCCAACAGACCCTGCAGGTAAAAGAAAAATTATTGTTCTTGAGTCTCCATACGATAAAAGAATTGCTGAGTCTACTGGTAAGTTTAGTCAAAAAGATATGGTTACTCAGTTGGTTGCGTCAACATTAAGAGCAGACAAAGATTTGTCGTCAGCAAATGTATTCGGAAAGGTTTTAGCAGATCCTGGAACTGCTGGTGTGTTTGCAAGAGCATCTGGTTTTAGAGATTATCAATCCACACTTCCTGGAATGGGAGAGATGGGGCTAATAAATCTATTAGGTGTTAAGGGTGGTGCCAAGAAGTTCTTTGCACAAGAAACATCTTCTATTGCAGCAAAAATGACACCTGCACAATATCAGGCTAGTGTAATTAAAGAGATTGATAAGTCATTGCCAAAATTAAGAAAACTTATTGATAGTTGGAATCTTAACCCAGTAGAGAAGCAAGTTTATGAAAGTATGTATGCAAGGCTTGAGGCTGGTAAAAAAGTTGATTGGGAAAAATTACATTCAGTTCATATTGCTGCAGGTAAAAATGTTAAAAAGTTTGAAGGGGGCAATCTTCCATCTAAGAATGAAGAAGTAATGAGAAAAGCACTTAGCAAGTTTATGGTTGCCGATACTCAATCAGGTAGATATACTTCGTCGCTTGTAAATGATTTTGATAGTGCATTTAGTAAAGAAATAGAAGGACTGAAAAAGACAAATCCAGAAAGGGCTAGAAAGATAGAGGCAGCCTGGACAGGATTTGATCCAGAGACTAAGGCAGCAACAAGAGGAACTAAGAGACAAACACAATTTCATCAAATAATGAAAGATATGGTTCCAGTTAGAGTTGGAGATGAAATTAGATATATTTCTAAAAAAGATTTTGACAAGTTTTCTTCAAATCCAGATCAACAAATAAAGAATGCCAGAACAAAAGAACAAATTATAAGTAAAGGCTTATATCGCATGGGACTTCGTCCAGATGTGAGTGGAAGATTTGTTGGCGGAGGAGACTTAGCAGCAAGTAGAGCATTAAGCGCAAAGCATTTTGCTTTTGATATGCAATATTCAGACAAGGCTGCTGGCGGTGGAAAGGCTGTATTGAGTTCAATTATTAAGCCTGAAGATATTAAACAAAGAAAAATTTTAGATGATAAACTGAATAAAATATTTGGCAAAGATGGATTAATGGGTTCCAAGTATGCTCAAGAACTAAAGGCAATGGGACTTTCTGATTCAGACATTCGCAAGAAACTATCATACGAACTTTCACACAGAGAGTCGACAGGTTTTGGCGGAAGAGATCCAAGAAAGTGGACAACTGGCCAAGCGCTTCATGACTTGCAAATTATTAATAGATACATGACCACAACAGATAGAGCATCAAAACTACTTGCATGGAATGATAAGCAACTTGCTAAAGGTAAGCCAGGATTTTTAAGCAAAGAGCAGGCTAATGAGTTTAGGGCAGCAGCCAAGTTTATGTCATTAGAACAACATCCAGTGACTGCAGCAGAAAGAGCACTTGCTGCTAAAGCAGCACAACTAGATCAATTAGCATATCAAAATGGAGTTCCAGGAGTAACACAAAAGCAAGCACAAAATGCTAAAGTCGTTCAAATGATTTTAGAAGATCAGATTGGCAAAAAACTACCAACACCTAAAGCAATTTTAAATCTTGCTGCAACAGATAAACGTGGTGCCTATACTCCAGTTACTGCTGTTAAGCCAAGTGAAGCACTTGCATTTCCTGGAGGAAAAGTTATACCATTTACTGGATCTAATACTACAAGACGAGGTAGTAATGTAGTAACTGATACTGGTAATAGAGATACTAGAATAGCAGCAACACCACCTGGAAGTACTGTATTAAAATCATCACAGGCTAAACAGTTAATAAGGATGCGTGGTGCTGCAGATGCTCCAGAGGCTAATAAGTATCTAAAAGAGCAAATGCGAAAAAGACTGCAAGCAAATTATCCAGGAATGAGTTCAGCAGATATTGAGAAGGCTATAGAGAAAAAACTAAAAGCAGATGCTAGAAGTGCTAGAGCAGCAGAAAAAATAGCAGCAGCCCAAGAAAAAGAGGCAAGAAGACAAGAACAATTGCCTAAGCAAAAAGCAGCAGAACAAAGACAAACTGATAGAATAAATAAGGCACACACCGAGGCATTGGCAATGCATGCTAAGTATAAAGAAGCAGAAGCAAAGGCAGCCAAAAAAGAACATATAAAGCAACAAAGAATGCTACGTCAGGAAAAGGTTGGAAGGTGGTCTGGCGGTGCATCAATGGCTCTAGGAACTGCTGGTATGGGTGCTATGATGGCTGGAAACCAGGGACTAGGTATGGGCCTTATGGGCGCTTCTGCAGTGGCTGGTATGGCACCAATGCTAACAAATCCATATATTGCTGCTGGTACTGCTGTTGCAGCACTTGCTGCATCTTTTTGGATTGCAGATAAAAAGAGTAAACAACATGCCGAAGCAACATCTAAATTAGTTGATGCAACAACTGCAACCACTGAAAAGATGAAGTCAATAGGAGAAATGACCAATAAAGTTGGCGCTTCTGAATTAATGGCAAAGAGAAGAACTCAAGGCTCTGCTGATAGATACACTACTGGTTTTGAAAGAGGCAAGCAACAATTTGGCACAACATTTTTAGAAAGCGATGTAGGAAAAGGTGTTCTTCAAGGATTTAAAGATAACATAGTTAGAAATGGTACAGAAATTTCTGCTAAACAAATGGCAGTTCAACTTGCTGGATACGTTTCAGACGGTATTTTATCTGCAGAACAAGCACATAGCGTTGCAGAGTCAATAGGTTTAAACTTAAAAAATACAGCATTAGGTGCACAGATAAGTGGTCAATTATTAGACTTAATTGGTCCAAACGGAGAAGATCTTCTTAAAAATCCTTTAGAGGTAAGAGTAAATTTAGTTAATCAACAAAGAGATGTGTCTGCAAGTTTAAATAATCAATTACAAGGTTCAGTTACAGATACACGAAATAGTTGGGATAGCAGACTGTCTCAAGTTGCTAAATTCTTTTCTCCGTTTATAGGAGCAGCAAGACTTGGACAAAACGCACCAGGATTTACTGCCTATTCTGCTGGAGAAATGTTTGGGCAAACTGAAGCAGAACTAAAGGCATCTTCTAGTGCTGCGTATGGCGCACAAAATCTTGAATTTAATCAAGCACAATTGGATTCTTTAAATTTACAATATGAAAAAGAAATTGCTATATTAGAAAAACAAAAGGCTGCAACAACCGATAAAGCAAAACAGGCGGAGTTAGATGAAAAAATTGCAAAGTTAAAATCTGATCAATCTTCACAAACCAATGAATTAAGATTAGTCAATAAAGACATTATGAAAGATCAGTTAGCGTCATTTAGAGTAGCACAACAAAGAGGTGCAGTAGAGGATGCATTTTTTGATTCACTAAAGAATCAGGTAAAAACAAAGTGGGCAAATGATCCAATGGCAGAAGCCTTTTTAAAACAATCTGCTGATCTTGACAGTAAAGAACTTGAAGTTACAATTGATACTATAGTTGCTTCTGGACAATTAAGCCCTATGGCTGCCACATCACTTATGACAATGTTTGCTAGTGATGAAACTGGATTACAAAAAACATTAAAAGCAGCACTTAAATTCCAAGATCCAGGAAAGTTTATGGAAATAATTAATTTCTTTGGCGGTATGGACCCAAAGGTTGGTAAAAAGAATATTAAGATGCTTGTAAAGATGTCAAAAGAAAATCCAGAGCAAGCAGATAAATTAATGTCTGCAATTGCATTAATGCAAAAAATGGATGGTAAAGAGGTAGACTTAAAAGCATTTTTTGAAGGAGAGGGCGCAACAGAAAGATTAAATGATTTGGCTGACTCCCTGCAGGCAGTAGAAGATCATAAGGGTCCATTTACACTTAAGGCATTAACAGAAGTTAAAGAATTAGGCGGAGTTACATTAGACGGAATTCTTTCAAGATGGTCTGAGTTTGAAAATCTTCCAGACTCAACCAAGAAAACAGTTATTCAAGAATACATAACTTTATATAAAACTATTGATGATAATGCTGTAAATGCTGAAGCAAATAAAAGATCTAAAGGTCAGGGAGATTCGGTTTATCAGTACTGGCATTCAGAGGCTGGCAGAGAAAAGATAAGACAAGACATGGCTGGCGAAAAAACAATGCAAAAGGTTAAGCAAGATATTAGTAGCAAAGAAGCGGCTGCTGGATCTCAAGACGGTAGCGGAAGCAAGAAAAATCCTTTTGCAGATATTCTTACTAGATTAAAGAATGTTAGAAATGCAGCAATAAATGCAGCAGGGGGATTTAAAGAATTACAAAAGGCCATCGCTGCGTCTGGAGATAAATCAGTAGCAAACAAGTTTGTTGGTATAGAACAGCAACTAATGAAAAAGGGATATAACAGAGATTTCATAAATTATGTAACTGGTCTTGATCCAGAAGAACAAAAGAAATTTGGTTCTGTAGCAACAAAGAAAGGAAAAAGAACATACAACGAGTTTAACTATGAAACTGGCAAAATGCAAAAACGAACTGTTAAGTATAAGAAGGGAGACTTTGTACTAACAGAACAAGGCAATACAATGCGTCAAGCCTACGACAAGGCAATAGTCGGAGATTTCCAGATAGCACAAAAAGAAGTAATTAAAAATATTAATGAGCAAGAAAAGGCTTATAGAATACTAAAAGGTTTAGGTTTATCAAATCTTGAAATTGAAAAGGCTATGGAAAATCAATCCTACGTTACTGCCATTGCTACTGGACAAATAACCAAAAAAGAATTAGAGACAAATGCTGCTTTACAAAAACAAGCATTGTTAAGAGAACAAATTAAATCTATTACAGATAAGACTAATCAAAGTCAGACAAGAATTGATGCATTAAAGAAAGCACCAGACTTAATAAATTTCCTTAGTGGCCTTAAAGCAATTGACTCTGAGGGTAAAGAGGTAGGCCTAACAATTACATCTATCTATGATGCAATACAAGATCCAGAAACATTGATTGAGATGATTGCTGTTATGGAAGCAATTAAATCAGGAACTGGCGATGTTGAATCACAAATGAAGATTTTGTTTGATTTAATTAGCAAGGGTGAAGCAGCAAAAGACTTAGAGAAAAACTTAATGACACCTTTGGAAAAATTCCAAAAGGCTTACGATGCAGCACAAAAAATATTTGATGCATATAAGACCATGGATCAATACACTATTAAATCACAGACATCTGGGTTTGCACCAGAAACTGGCGTATCTCAGTTTGATGGTAAAAACTTTAAGCAATTAGAAAGACTAAAAACTGAAAGCGATGAAAGACTTGCAGAAATAAATGCAGAGTTGGCAATTTATGAACATCAGATTTCTATGATTCGTGCAGAGATAGAGCAAATTGAAAGATCTGTAGAAAATATGGATGTTTCAGAACTTAATCTAAGTATTGATGGAAAGAAAGTAACTGGAAAACTAAAGTATGTATTAGAAGATCTTAAAGAACAGATAAGTGACTGGGAACGTGAAATAGAGATGAAGTATGAGCGTCCTATTAAAACTTTACAGGATGAATCTAATGTTCTATCTCATGATCTTGAAGTCATGGACTACCAAGCAAAAAAGATAAATGAAAAATATGACGATCAAGTAAAGGCACTTGAAGAAGTTCAAAAGGTTAATGATGCAATTATTAGACAGCAACAACAACAGTTAGGTCTTGCGGATGCGTTAACACAAGGTGATATTGCTGCTGCAGCACAGGCTGCCCAAGAAATGAGAGCATCTAACGCTGCAGACTTTGCTACAAGCCAAACTGATGCCCTATCTCAAGCAAGAGACAATGCAGTTAATGCGTTAACTAACTCTAAGGGAATGACCAAAGATCAGATAGATGAGCGTCGTTGGCAGATCTCTCAACAAATTTATGCATTAGAAAATGACCCAGCAAGACTTGCTCTTGAGAATAGTATCCAGCAGGCTAAGGATGCTATCTATAACATAGAAGAAGCAAGAGAACAAAAACTTCTTGCAATTAGAGCACATGAAGAAAGAATCTATACGATTGAACAAGAGAAAATTTTCCCACTACAAAAACAGGCAGATTTAGAAACAGTTAAAAATCTTGCTCTAGATTATCAATTAATTAAACTTGGAAACATTATTGAGGCTAACGATAGAAATAGAACTGTATCTGGAATGACAAGAGAACAATGGGAAGAAATGTTAGCAAAGATGACCTTGATTGATGAAAAATTAAAGAAAGAACTTGCAGACGGACTTGCAGCATTTAATTCTTCAAGCGCAGCAACTCTTGCAACCTGGGAGGCAATTAGGGCAGCATACGATGCTATTAAAGATAAGAAAGTTACGATTACAACAATTAACGTTATAAAGACAGTAACAGATGGATCAGGAGACGCAGGAGACAACGGAGATGGCGGAGATAATGGAGATGGCGGAGATAATGGAGATGGTGGAGATACAGGAACCAATCCTTACGGTGGTCAAGATAGAGACTATGATGCAAAGTATGGTGTGCTATCTAAGGGTAGTGGATTTAGCGGAAGCACGAGCAGTGGCTCTACAACAACTTCAGGAAATAATAAAACAAATACTTCAACTAGCAGTTCGTCAAATTCAACTAGCAGTTCGTCAAAATTCACTGGATCAAATACAGTTCCAACGCAGTCTTTGCCAGACGGTCTACAAAAAACTCTTAGAATAAACGCAGGTGCAAACACTGTTCCAACAGCATCTCTACCAAGCGGACTTCAAGCACAAATGAAAAAGGATGCTGTTAATAAGGGTGCTAACACTGTACCAAAGTCAAGCATGCCTTTTGGCGGTAAGCCAATCGTTATACCTAAGCCTAAGTCTACAGGATCAAACACTATACCAGCATCTAGTATGCCTTTTGGAGGAAAGTCAATAATTCCTAAAAAGAAGTCAATGGGCGGTCTAATAAAGAGATATGCTTTGGGTGGTTCTGTCATTGGAACAGATATTATTCCAGCCATGTTAACTCCTGGAGAGTTTGTTATGAGCAGGTATGCTGTAGAAAAATTGGGTGTAGAAAATATGAAGGCTTTAAATAATGGAGATTCAGTTGGCGACTCAGTGTATAATTATAGTATTAACGTAAACGTTAAGTCTGATGCAAATCCTGACGAAATCGCAAAGACGGTAATGACACACATACAGAGAGTAAATTCTCAAAATATTAGGAGTGTTAAAATATCATGACAACCAGTGCCTATATGACGGGTAGAAAGAAATATGGAAGACCACAAGCAATGCTATGGTCTGAAAATTCTGGTAAGTTGATAAATGGGCTATACGTCCCCAATGGTTTAGAAATAAATGCCGATCCTGGATCTGAGGTAGACCCTGCTAATATAGATCAATTTTTAATACTATCAGATGATAATAGATCTCCTATAGATTTTGGATATAATCGTATTGAGAAAAAAGAAAGAATGATTAATGGAAGAATGAGATCTTATCATATTGCAGATAAACTGACAATATCTCTTTCATATAATAATCTACCATCAAGGGGTGCAGCCCTTCCAAATCTTTTTGGCTCAGATGGAAAAAATCGTGATGAACTAAACGGAAATAATTTACAGCATACAACTGATGGCGGTGCTGGCGGTGTTGAACTTTTAGACTGGTATGAAAAGCATCAGGGTTCGTTTTGGTGTTATTTAGCATATGATAAATATTCTGTATTTGGAAAAGACGACAGTGCTTATGGACATCTTCCACAATATAATCAATTAGTCGAAGTTTTCTTTTCAGACTTTTCTTATACAGTAAATAGACGTGGAAACAACTTTGACTTTTGGGACATTTCAATTGGTTTAGAAGAGGCATAATGTTTGATGATATTGATCTAAAAAAACATCTAGAAACATCTTCTGTAGTAAAAACAAAAACAGCAGTAATTGCTGAGTGGAATCTAAACTCTCCAACCAATATCTTAAAGATTGGAAACTATAGGTATAGACCTACTCAGCCTGACTCTTTATATAAGTTACTTCCAAATACTTTTGATCCATCAGAAAATGTAAACACATCTATTCCTTTTTATTTTAATGCAACTGACTCAGATGTAGTTATAGATGGCGGATATGATGATGATGGTTTGCCAGTAACTCTTAAGCCTAAAAAAGACAAACTTAAAATGCTTTATTCTTTAGAAGATTGTTTTAAAATGTTTAGACCAAGATCTGGAATTAATAAAGCAAGATTTATTCCAGGAAGTTATTTGCATCATCCAAACATAAATATGGCAAATAGACCAAGATATTATATGCCAGATAAAAAAGATTATTTTAAATACTGGACATCTTTTAGAACAGAAAACGGATTAGAGTATGGAATTTCTATTGCAAAAAACGGAGAGAATGCAATTGAAGATACAGTTCCGTTTGTTGTTTATAATGAAGAAGTTGCTGCAAATAGAATTATTATTAAGATGCAAACTCATGTTGGTAACAAAGACTTAGGCACTTTTTCTTCGGCATCTAAATCAATATCAGACCCATTCTACGGAGACTCTAAGAAGTCAACCCCTGTAAGATGGAAGGTTCAAGGGCTAAAAAATAATTCGTGGTCTGACATAATTTCGTTTACACAGTCATCTACAAGAAGCGACGGCACACCAATAATAGGATCTGACGGCTATGTGGAGTTATCATATGGCCTAAAGGTGCCAAAACAATACCGTGATATTTTTATATTTGCTGAAAAGTATTCTTCAGAAACTCTTTTGCCAGAAAAATCTATTAATGGGTATTCATATTTAATTGCTGAAAACGAAAGTGACATTGGAACATTTCATATTTGGATTGATGAAATTGAAGACTACAGGACATTCACCCCAGATTATGGATGGTATTTAGAAGAGTCTGAGGTAGATAGATTAACAAACTTTGTTACAGATATGACTAATCCACCAAAGTTTACTACTACAAATAATGTATATAAGTTTAGAGAGTTTGAAAAAATAAAAGGTTTGAGGATTGTTGTTGATACAATGAATAAGCCTAATGCTACATTTGATTTGATAGAAATGTCACCCCGCCTTTGTGCAGACTTATCAGATAAGACTACAAATTTTTCTATTAAAAAGAATGCTTCTGACTTAGGTATTAGTGGAATGCCAGTAGGTCAGTTGTTAGCGTCTACAGGATCAATAACTATTTTTGATTATGATGATGCCTTTAACTATAATAATAATGACAGCATAATTAAAAACTTAATTGATAAACATATTCAGTTTAAATTTTATGACATTATATTTAATGTAGATGGATGGGATTACTATGTTCCACTAAAAACATTATACTCAGATGGATTCCCTCAAATAAATAATACAGATCAAACAGTCTCTATAGAACTTAGAGATATGTTTTTTTATTTTGAAAACATAACCGCTCCACAAACACTAATGACACGTGTCTCAATAAGTTCTGCAATATCAATGTTGCTTGACTCTATAGGATTTTCCAACTATGTATTCAAAAGAGTAAGCGGAGAAACAGAGTTAATTATTCCATATTTTTATATTGAGCCAGATACAAGCGTTGCTGAGGTTTTGCAAAATCTAGCAATATCTACACAGACAGCAATGTTCTTTGATGAATACAACAATTTTGTTATGATGAGTAAAGATTACATAATGCCAACACAAGATCAAAGACCTACGGACATAGTTTTCTCTGGAAATGAAAAAGAGTCTTCGGATGATATTTTGCCAAACATAGTTGAGATTTCTTCGCAGGAAAATAAAGTTTATAATGATGGAAAGATTAATTATTCTGAACGGTATATTCAAAGATCTGTTGGAACAATTAAGCAAGCAAGCATGATTGATATGGAAAGATCTTGGATCTATAAGCCAGTGTTATTATGGGAAGTCGCAGGAACAGAAAATACAAAATCAATTAATGGAGAAACGGCATCACAATCAAGTTATACCCTATCCGCTATTCCATTAAACTCAGACTTATCTATAGAGCCTCCTTCAGTTGTTAATAGACAAGTAACAAACAATGTTATTGATTTCGGTGAAGGCATTTATTGGATAGCCAGATACAATGGATACTTTTATTCAAATGGCGAAATAATAAAATATGATGCTGTACAGTTCAATGTATCTGGAGTTGGCAATGTTTGGATTAGTAGCAATCAAGAGTATCAGTATTATTTTTCAAATCTTCCATTTAACGGAAAGATATACCCAACTGGATTGGTCAGAATATATTCGGTTCCTAACTACGAAGAAGTTAATGGTTTTCTAAAACTAAAAAACGGATCTGTTGCTGTACATGGTAGAGGTCAGTTTGGAACAGCAATCACTGCACATAGTGCAGGATTATCAGAATACTGGATGGACAATAACAATGTTCGTGGTTGCATGATGCAGTCTAAGTATTTGTTTGAAAATAACTTAACTGTACCAACAACTATTGTTGGGGCTGCAGGACAAAATACTGAACTTGCAAAAAAGACTACTAGAACGGGCGTTATAAGAAATTTTATGTCTTCGGCATATACTGCAGAGTCTGATATAAATCAGTTTAAGCAAACAAAGCCTGGAACAATTCAGTCTTCTGCTTTGGTAATGCAAGGCCCAGCCTTCTCTGTAACAGATAAGCCAAGAGACTTTGTGTCATATTTATATAAACCATTAGATAATAGATACAAACATTTTGGCACCAGAATGAGAATTATTGGAAAAATAGAGAACGGGTTTAGCAAGGGTCAAACGGCAAATGGTAGTACAAACTACTTTGTTGTTCCAGGACTAACGCCAGATAAAGATATTACAATTTCTGGTGGCGGTGGTGGAATGGCCATAATGATAAATCCAGAAACTAATAACGGATATTATTTAGAACTAAGCACTTTAGGTAGTGCAAACATAACTACTCTTGAAAAACAAAATGTTCATAATGTTATGTTTTACAAAATAAAAAAAGACTCATCTTCTTCTGATGCTATTCCAGTAAAAATTTGGGAGGGCCTAGGAAATATTATTGTCGATGATGGAAAGTTCACTGGTCAGTATAGGATGGTAGCAGAACAGAATCCTACTGTTTATGACATAGGCGTAGAGTACGAAGACATAGGAAGTGCAAGAAGATTCCATATTTATATGAATGGCTCTTTATTGACCACAGTTGTTGATCAAGATCCACTTCCAGTCTACAACAATATGGCACTCTTTGTTCGTGGGTCTTCAAGGGTTATGTTTGAAAATATATATGCCTTAACAAATAACTATAGCCAAAATACACAGTTTGCTTTAAACACTCCAGTTAATTCTATTTTTGACGATGAGATTGATGCCACAGAGTCTTTTAGAAAGTATGCTATGAGTGGTGTAGTTCAGGGAACATACTTATCTGGAATAAGTAATTCTCAACCACCTAAGTATAGTATATACTTTGAAGAGTTTGGAACCATTATGAGAGAGGCTGCAACCTTTAATATTAAATATGATAAGGCTTATCCAGCCTTGTATGCAAAATTGTCCCCAACCTTTAATAGAATTAAAGGATATACTGTGTCTGGATTTAGAGCAGGATCGTACGGTGCAGAGTTTATAATATTTAATGCCACAGATACTGCACTAAGTTTAGATGAAACAACTGGCAATTATTTACGAATTCAGGGTGTAACATTTACACAACAATCTAATAATGAATTAACTGTGGATGACTATTTTACAAAAAACAGTTCGTTGTCTGATCCAGTTATAGATGGGTCTGATGTTGTTATTTCTCCATTTAAAGTTAAAAAAGATTACGAAGATATTAAGTTGAGCAGAATGACCTATGGCAAAAAAGATTTTTCAATTTCTACGTCTTACATACAAACACAAGACGATGCAAATAATTTAATGAAATGGCTTATGTCTAAAATAAGTAAACCAAGAAAGGCAGTGGGGGTAAAGATTTTTAATAATCCTACAATACAATTAGGCGACATTGTTTCTATTAAATATACAGACAACAATATTGAAAAAATAGAAAACACCAGATATGTGGTTTATTATATGGAATATTCAAAAGACGTAGGCGGACCTGAAATGACCGTCTATCTAAGCGAGGTAATGTAATGGTCAATCCAACACCACAACTACCACTATCTGGTAGTCCAAGCCCAACAGTTCAGCCAGTTAAGATAGCAACTTCAGATTTAATATTGATGCCAGATGAATCTGTGCCTATTGAAATAATGACAGACCTAGTATTTGAAGATATAGGCGGACACGAACTAATTAATATATCTAGAAGTGATTTGGTTAATGGACAAGATGTTATTTATAAACCAATTAAAAATTTAAGTTCTATATTTTTTCAATATAACCCTCAAAATATTTTAGCATTACAAAAAACATCAGAATCTTACTTTAGAAACTTTCCAATTAAACTTGGAGATAGGGTGCCAGACTGCGGAACTGGGTACACAATCGTAGATGGCAATGAGGTTCCAAATTGTAAAATAGTATACTGTGATCCAGTGGATGGTAATATAATTATTAATGTTATCAATATGGGTAAAGAAGAGCAGGTAGAAGTCCAGATTCTTCAGCAGGGAATTGTACTTAGTGATACAATACATGAGGAGGAATAACTATGATAACTAATAACGGTAAGTCTATAATTGCTAAGTACTTGGTAGGTCAGTCTCCTGCATATGCTTCATTTATTGCAGTAGGGTGTGGACCAACACCACTTGAGCCAGATGCAAATTTTGGGAATTATTCAGAAAAAAAATCATTAGATTTTGAGATGTTTAGAGTACCAATAACATCCCGTGGCTTTGTTAAAGATGATGATGGAACAGCAAAGGTTGTGCTAACAGCAGAATTGCCCACAGAGGAAAGATATGAGATTTCTGAAATAGGAGTGTACTCTGCTGGAGCAAACCCAACTGCTGGAGCATATGACAGTAAAACATTATTTTCATTTTCAGAAGCAGAGAATTGGAAATATAATAATCAGATATCTTTAGTTCCTAAATATGCTCCACTCGATACAGGCGGATCTAGCGGTGAGATTTATGTTAAAGATGCTGAAGAAAATGACATAATGGCATTTCAAACAAATGCTAATAATAGAATTTTTACTAACCCAGAGCGGGTAGCAAGATATGAAAGATGCAGATTTTTAAATAATATAGTAATTACTAATGGATCTATGTCTAATATTTCAACCGAGTTAGTGGATGGAGTCACAAGGCTAAAGGCAAATACTGGAAGTAATTATATTGGCATAACTGGAACATCTATGGCATTAAATAAAAATGCTCCAACAGATCAAATGAAACTAGCGTTTTCTGTAGTCAACAAAAATAAAGCAGACATTTCTCCAATAAATCCAGACAAAGTTTATATTCTTATAGAGTTTTCTGATAGCGATACATATGGAACTGGTCAGTGGGCAAGATTGGAAGTAATTTTAGATAGTTATGATTTCGCTACTAACAGATACTTAGTTATAACAAAAGAACTACAAGATTTAAGAAAGAGCACAACTGGCTTTGACTGGAGTGCAGTAAATACTGTAAAGGTTTATACAACTGTAATTAAAGATAATAATATCTCTGATGATTTCTATGTATGTTTTGATGCAATAAGATTGGAAAATGTTACATCTATAAACCCACTTTACGGACTTGTTGGCTATACAGTTATCAAAAATAATGACGCTGAAACAATTATTAAGTCTGCAAACAGCACAAGTTATATAGAATTTAGGTTTGCTCTTGGAGTAAATAATGGCTGATCAAGGAATTAAAAAAGTTATTATTCCAAAGGCATCATTGCCTCCAGCAGGTAAAAATAGAGAGTATTTAGTTAGATATAGAATTGCATCTCAAGATAAAAACAGATACTCGCACTGGTCTCCTATATATAAAGTTATAGGAAAAGAACTAACCTTAGTTGAGGGAGTTATTCAAAAAGTAGGGTCTATAATTATGGTCGCTTGGGCGGGAGCACAAGACGTTTCATCATATGATATTTTTGTTAAATATGACGATCAAACAACCTACACGTACCACGGCTCTTCAACATCAAATAATTATTCTATTATAAATCAAGGAACTTCAATAGCGTATATTGCTGTTCAAATAGGCGGAATTTTTAAAGAAAGAAAAGACTCTAATACAATCTATACTGATAGTATAAGTTTGGTATAATTATCCAGGAGGAATAATGTCAAGAATACCCTTGCCCGAAAGAGGCCAACCGTTAGATGTAAATTATATATTTGAAATGGCTAATGCCATCAATGATGTGGCACAACAAATATCGCCATCATCTTCTAAATATGTAACGATAGATGTTCCAGGAGCAGATCGTCAGTCTGTCAAGGCTTCTGAGGCAAGAGTTATTGGTGCATATAAGATGGTTGTAACTAATTCATCAAAGAATATTGGTGACGAAGAGCCTTTTGAATATGTTTATCCAGCAGAGTTTAAGTTTCGTCCGATAGCAGTTGCTACCGCAGAAAATATAGGTCAGACTCCAGCAGGAGAGAATGTTTCTGTAGTTTTAAAAAGCGTTGGAACATCACGAGTAGAGGGGTTAGTAAGATTTAACGAGACTGGAAATTTATCAGTAGCAGTTAATATCTTAGTCATTGGCATACCGCTTTAATGATAAAATGCAAAAAATGTTTTCGACAAATGCTTGTAGACAGAGTTTACAATTCTGTATCTCATTTAGAAATATATTGTTTGGTGTGTGGATCAAGAAAGTTTTTTCATCCGCCGTCTGATTCGGAGGAAGGTAGATGGCTACTAAAAAAGGAAATAGAACGAGCGAAGAATACAATCTCGCCCCTGTAATTCCTGGCAACAAAAAGGTTTGGTTTTTAAATAAAGATCTTGTTAGAGTCGTGCATTATAACAGATCAAATGGCATAATGTCAATATATAACATTAATAAAGATCAGTTAGAAAGTTGCTTAATAAATGATTTTAAAAATAAAAGAGAACGAGCATATACTGTAGGAGAGACTGCTGATTTAGTTAATAGACATAAAAAGTATATGCCTTCACTAATGAAGCGTGGAGTAATCCCATTTCCAACAGGCTCACAAAAAGGTGGGGCAAGAGGATGGCAAATTAGATCATATTACTCTGAGTCGCAAGTTAGAGAGATTCGTGATATACTGGCTACGTATCATATTGGCAGACCAAGAAAAGATAATTTAATAACAAATGATATTACTCCCACTAAGGCTGAGTTGACTAGACGAATGGGAGATGGTATACTAACATATACGAAGACCGAAGATGGAAGATTCATTCCAATTTGGACAGAGTCGATCTAATAGAAGGGTATGAAATGGAAGAAACAAAAGTATCAGTAACGCTAGGCTATACACTTAACCTTGGTAATTTTCAGTCATTGAGACTGGACCTGGGTGTTGTAGATTCAAAGCGTGACGGAGAAAATACAGATCAAGCATTTGAGCGTGTGTATAAATTCGTTGAAGATAAACTAACTGAAAAAATAGCAGAAGCGAAAGTTGAACTAGCAGAAAGCGAATAGTATGACCGACAAACAGAAGCGATTGGCTCTGTTAAGTAGGTTTGATAAACACTATAAGTTTAAACTAGGACAGAAGCCACAATATAATAAGTGGATTGAACAGTGGTCTGCAGATGCCCTTATTGAGTCGTATGGTTTAGATCAATGCTATGAACTATTAGAATATTATTTTGAGATTACTCAAAATCCTACGTGGAATCATTTTGCATATATATCACATGATATACTTGAAAGAATACAGGAACAAGAAAAAGATCTTAAGGACAGACATGAGCGTAGACAGAAGGCAAAGGAATGGCTAAGTGAATAACTCAGAATCAAAGTTAATCTCAGCAGTTCTTAAAGATAAACAAGCCCATGTTATGCTTCAGGCAAATGTTGAGAGTATATTAAAAACACATTTAGATGTTTGGCAATTCATTAGAAAATATTATGAACATAATTCTACAGTTCCGCCCGTAGAGTTAGTTGTTGAAAAGTTTAGAGATTTTGAAATTGCTGATGGTGTTGGATCAACTAAGCATCACCTTGAGGAATTGCAGGCAGAGTATCTTGTTAATAGTCTTAAGGATATTTTAAGATCTGCTGCTACAGATGTGCAGGGTGGTCTTGGGGTAGAGGCTCTTGAAACTTTGATTAGCAAGACTGCAGAACTTAGAAAAAATACAGCAGCCATTCGTGATATCGATGTAACGGATCTTGACTCTGCTGTTGCATACTTTGAAAATCTTAAGAAGCAACAAGAAGCAGGTGCACTTGGCATTAAGACTGGACTTCCAGGATTTGATAACTATTTACCTTCTGGAATCATGCCAGGACAGTTAGGAGTCTTCTTGGCATATCCAGGTATAGGAAAGTCTTGGTTGTCTCTCTATTTCGCTGTACAGGCCTGGAAACAGGGTCGTAGCCCAATGATCATAAGCCTTGAAATGTCTGAGGTTGAAGTACGTAATCGTGTATTTGCAATTATGGGTGAAGGCATCTGGTCTCATCGTAAATTAAGTGCGGGACAGGTAGAGATGGATATGTTAAAGTCATGGCATGCCAAGAGTGTTAAGGGTAGACCAGAATTTCATATTATCTCAAACGATACAGGTGGAGACATAACACCACTAGTTCTTCGTGGAAAGATTGATCAATATAAGCCAGACTTTGTTATTGTTGACTACTTACAACTAATGAGTCCAAACAGTAAGTCTGATAATGAAACTATTCGTATGAAGAATCTATCTCGTGAATTAAAGTTAATGGCTATTGCAGAAGAAGTTCCTATTATTGCTATTTCTTCTGCTACCCCAGACGATGTTACTAAACTTGATACCGTACCCACTCTTGGTCAAACTGCATGGTCAAGGCAGATTGCTTATGATGCTGACTGGGTCCTTGCTTTGGGCAGGGCTTCAAATAGTGACATTATAGAGTGCGTATTTAGAAAGAACCGTAATGGTTTTATGGGTGAATTCTTAGTTCAGGCTGATTTTGACAAGGGATACTACAGATATAAGGATTATGAAGATAAGACAGTATAATATGCGGTATGGAATCATATCAGCACAAGCCTATCAAAAGGTTTGGTTTGGACGGAGTTATCAATGATGACTCTGCCATATATAGGTTACAGCAGGAATATATCAGACTGCTGGTATCTGAAATGCGCCTATCTGGATATGTTCCAAGATTTGACATTGATCCACAATTTACAATAGAATATAATGAAAAAAATAATACATACAACTTTATACTAAGCATATACGGAATATACATAGGGAGAAAGAAAAGCGAATGGACACTAGGAGTAGACGGCACGAAGCCAATTCATATACAGCCAACCAAATTAAAAGAGTACTCGCAGGATCTGGCTTAAACATAGAAAAAGAAGCAGAGTCTGAGTATGTCGTATTCTGTCCATTCCATGCAAACCATAGAACCCCTGCTGGAGAAATAAATAAATATAGCGGTCTGTTCTTTTGTTTTTCTTGTAGTCACACCGCAGACTTAATAGAGTTAGTAATGCACTGCTCTAATAGAACATATTTTGAGGCTGTTAGATTTATTAAAAGTAAAGAAGTAGAAACAGATATTGTTTCTGATATTTCTTCTAAGTTAGTTGAAAAAGAAGAATGGCCAGAGTTAGATATGGCTATAGTAAATAAACTATATGAGCAAGCATTAAAAAGCGACAGAGCAATTCAATATTTTACTAAAAGAAAAATAACTCAGGATTCTGTAAAAAAGTTTAAACTTGGGTATTCTGAGAATCAGGACATGGTAACTATTCCCGTACAAAACCACGAAGGCTTGTGTGTGGGCTTTGTTGGAAGATCCGTAGAAGGCAAAACATTTAAAAATACCAATGGGCTTCCTAAGTCAAAACTATTGTTTAACTTAAATCGTGTTAAGACTGCAAGTCGTGTTTATGTTGTAGAGTCATCGTTTGATGCTATAAGACTTGATCAGGTTGGACTACCCGCAGTCGCTACCCTTGGTGCTAATGTGTCATCAAAACAAATAGGTTTGCTTCAGAAATACTTTAGCGATATAATGATTATTGCTGATAATGATGAGGCAGGCGGTAATATGAAAGACAAGATAATCGAAAGATTAGGCTCTCAGGTTACTGTAATAAATATAGAGAAACAATATAAAGATATAGGCGATATGGATGATATGTCAATAAAAGAACTGGACTTACAGTTTGACAAATCAATACTGTCTATGCTAAAATAGAAAAGAACAAAGGAGAAAAACTATGAGCGTTATTAAGGGACTAAAAAATATTAATGCCCTGCTCGATAAGAAAAATGATGAAAGCGCACCAAAGGTACGCTGGTTAAAGTTAGCAGATGGACAATCTGTAAAGATTCGTTTCATTGAAGAACTTGATGAAGACTCTGCACACTATAAGGAAGAGCGTGGTCTTGCACTAGTTGTTAAAGAGCATACTAATCCAAAGGACTACAAGCGTAAGGCTGTAGACACAATGGAATCAGAAGGCCGTGACTGGGCAGAAGAAATGTATCGTAAAGATCCAAAGGGTAATAGCGGATGGCGTGGTCGTCTTCGTTTTTACTGTAATGTACTTGTTGATGATGGCATGGAAGAAAAGCCATATGTTGCTATCTGGTCAATGGGTGTAAGCAAGCAATCTGCATTCAACACAATCCGTGAGTATGCCCTTGAAACAGGAAGCATCTCAAATGTGGTTTGGAAGTTAAAGCGTAATGGTCAGGGAACTGAAACATCATACACTTTGATTCCTTCTGCTCCAGATAAGGAGCCATTTAAGTGGGAAGGAATTGAGCCATATCCATTAGAAAAGGCACTTCGTCGTGTTCCTTATGCGGAACAAGAAGCGTTCTATCTTGGATTTGATTCTCCATCTACAACATCAGCGACGAATATCGACTGGTAGTAGATGAATTACGTTCCATTACATTTACATACTCACTTTTCACTATTCGATGGTATTGGGTTGCCGTCTGAATATGTTGACCGTGCTACGAAGTTGGGTATGCCTGCAATAGCGATTACTGACCATGGCTCCCTTTCTGGCCACAGAGAAATGTATCGTGTTGCTAAATCTAATGGGATAAAGCCGATTCTTGGCATAGAAGGGTACATGTGTGAAGATAGATTTGATCAGCGAGACAAGGCAGATCGAACAACTCCACTCGATATGGTTTATAATCATATTATCCTTCTTGCCAAGAATCAGGTAGGATTAGAAAATCTTAATAAATTAAATGAGATAGCGTGGACAGAAGGTTATTATAAAAAACCACGGATTGATTTTGAAGTATTGTCTAAATATAAAGAAGGAATCATAGTTTCTTCTGCATGTCCAAGTGGAATTATTGCTAAGTCTATTGAACTTGAAGAACTTGGAATGGCAAAGAAGTATATTAAATGGTTTAAAGAAGAGTTTGGCGATGACTATTATTTAGAGGTTATGCCACATAATGATGAGTCAATTAACAGAAACATTTTATTGTTAGCAGACGAGTTTGGTGTTAAGCCAATCGTAACCCCAGACTGTCACCATGTTGACCAGTCTCAGAGAGAGATCCAAGAACTTAAACTTATTCTTAATACTTATGCAAATAAAATTCAGAAAGATGCTACATACGAAAAGTCCAAAAAGCAGGGGGACTTAATGAAGCGTCTTGATTACCTTTATGGTGCAGATAGACAGATGTCATTTAATAAGTTTGATATTCATCTATTATCATATGAAGAGATTCAGGCTGCTATGGAAAAGCAGGCAATTTGGAGAACTGATATTTATGAAAATACTATTGACCTTGCAAACAAAATTGAAGACTATGACATTAAAGATAATCTAAACCTACTGCCTGTTCAGTACAAGAATCCAGACAAGCAGTTATCTGATCTTGCCTATGAAGGGTTAAAGGCAAAGGGTTTTGCAGATAATAAAGAGTATGTAGATAGACTAGAAGAAGAACTAAAGGTTATTAAGGATAAAAAGTTTGGTCCGTACTTTCTTGTTGTGCAAAGTATGATTGCATGGGCAAAGAAGGAAGGTATTATGGTTGGTCCAGGTCGTGGATCATCTGCTGGCTCATTGCTTTGCTATACTCTTGGCATTACGGATATAGATCCTATTGAGCATGGACTATTGTTCTTCCGCTTTATTAATCCAGAACGTAATGACTTTCCAGATATTGATACAGATATTCAAGATTCTCGTCGTGATGAAGTAAAAGATTATCTTGTTAGACAATATAAGCATGTTGCATCTATTGCTACATTTCTAGAATTTAAAGATAAGGGTGTTGTCCGAGATGTCGCTCGTGCATTAAATATCCCTTTGGTAGATGTAAACAAGGTTTTAAAGTTAGTAGATACTTGGGACGAATACTGCTCATCTAAAACTACTGCTTGGTTTAGAGAAAAATATCCAGAGGTGGAGCAATATGGGGAACAACTTAGGGGTCGTATTAGAGGTACTGGCATACACGCTGCTGGTGTTGTCACTAGTAAAAATCCTATTTTTAGGTACGCACCGATGGAGACACGTAATTCTCCTGGCAGCGATGATCGCATACCAGTTGTGGCGGTTGACATGGAAGAGGCTGAAAAGATTGGTCTCATCAAAATCGACGCACTTGGTCTTAAAACCTTAAGTGTCATTAATGATACATTAAAGATTATTAAAGAGCGTGAAGGTACAAATATTGATTTACTTAAAATTGATATGACCGATCAAAAGGTTTATCAAATGCTTTCTGAGGGGTATACAAAAGGAGTCTTCCAGTGTGAAGCAACTCCATATACAAACCTTCTTATTAAGATGGGCGTAAAGAATCTTGCAGAACTATCTGCCTCAAACGCTCTGGTTCGTCCAGGTGCTATGAATACTATTGGCAAAGATTATATCGAAAGAAAACATGGTAGACAGGCTGTTAATTACCTGCATCAAACCATGAAGCCTTTTACAGAAGAAACATATGGGTGTATCCTATACCAGGAGCAGGTTATGCAAGCCTGCGTTCAATTAGGAGGGATGTCTTGGTCTGAAGCCGATAAGGTTCGTAAGATTATTGGTAAGAAGAAAGATGCAAGAGAGTTTGATGCGTTTCAGGAACAGTTTGTTAAGGGTGCTTCTCGTTTTATTAGTCCTAATCAGGCTCGTGATTTATGGCATGACTTTGAAGCGCATGCGGGATATTCGTTCAACAAGAGTCATGCGGTTGCTTATTCTACGCTCTCGTATTGGACGGCATGGCTAAAGTATCACTATCCAATTGAGTTTATGTACTCATTATTAAAAAATGAAAGGGACAAAGATGCACGAACTGAATATCTTATTGAAGCGAAAAGAATGGGGATTAGCATTAAACTACCTCACATTAACGATTCGGATATTGATTTTAAAAT